AAAAAATATTAGATAAAGATAATATAATAAATGAATTAGAAAAATATATCAATAATCAAGATTATTGGCTATGTGAATTAGGTTATAAAGAATTTACACCATATATGCCAGTAAAAAAAATACAAGAAAAAATAAAAGAATTAAAAGAAAAGAGTGATTAGATGATTCAAGAAAAGCATTTAACCATAAGGGAAGCTAAAAACGAAATAAAAAAACTAGAACATGAACTAGACGTATATTTAACACAAAAGAATATTAACTTTTTAAGAACACAACCTAAGGCAATGCAAATAAAAGATATAATAGTAGATAGTTCTCATACTAATATAGATATATTTTTAAACTATATAAGTAAAGATGAAGAATATGATAATAAAATATATGGCTTATTAGCATCTATATATTCATATAAGAGTTATATAGCAAAAGAAATTCAAAGGCTAAGTCAATTTGACGATGTAGGGTATATAAGATACCTAAAAGAAGAAGAAAAGATGTCTTGGAGAGAAATAGATCATAAATTGCATTATGCAGAAGGATATTCTAAAACAAAATATAATAGATACAAGCAAAAAAATGCAGTCAATAGTAATTGATACCATTTGATACCGATTTGCAGTGGTATAATAGTATCATGGAATACTATTCCATATGACATACTAGTCAAAACCCCTTTTTATTCGTACTGCCTTAGTGGTAGTACACTGATGATATATAAATGTCGTGAAAGCCGATGCGTAATAGCGAGCAAGCGTCTTATATCATTAGTGTAGTACTATTGATTTAGTACTAAATCTCCTGTTCTAATATAGTTTACAGGAGTTGTCTATGTTTTGTGTTTGTATGTGTAGTTTTAACTGCATATAATGTTGCCATTTATTGGTAGCATTGAGTAGATATAAAGAAATGGCTTAATGGTTAAAGCACCAAGGGCGTACGCAATAATGACTTGGAAATATAGGTTCAATTCCTATTTTCTTTAAAATATCTATTCAATGGTGCTAGTAAATAGCATCTCTACTTTCTAATAGAACGAAATAATCGTTCTTTTTTTATTTATGGTTATAAAAGATTATATTGGTGTGTTTTTTTCATATGCGTCACCTCCTAATAACTTTTTTTATAAAGTATTTCTTTTCTATTATTGTTTATATGTAGTCTTTTATAGCCTGTAAATAAGAAATAGGAGATGGTAGATATGTTTGAAATAGATGAACTTATTGATAATCAATGGAAATATGTATCCGAAAGTGAAAGCATATTAAAAATAGATAAGATAGCATTTCAATTAACGCAAATGAATGTACCATGTAGAGTTTTAATGGATAATATATTGCTAACATTTATTGATGGATCAATGTATCAATATATGTATTGGAAAAATAACTATGTAAGAAAGCCAAAGACATTGGAGAGGAAAAGAAAAAGATGAGCAAATATGAATATGGAAGAATAAGTAAATCTAAAAAATGGTATGTAAGATTAAAGGAATGGAAATGTATAAGAGATAATAAAGGAGATTTAAATCCATATTGTAGAATATTAAGGATATTTCGTACACCATATGAGTGTATTAAATATATAGATTGGTTAAAAGACCATGAGAAACAAAACTCAATAAAATAGGAGATGATTTAAAATGCCAAGTGGAGTAAAGACACCAACTGAAAAAAAAATAGAAGTTATTAAGAGTTATGTGGAAACAGATTCATTTAATGCAACATCTAAAGAAACAGGAGTTAGTGATAAAACTTGTAAAAAAATAGTGGAAGAAAATCCGAAACTATACGAACAAGAAAAAGAAAACTTTATAGAAACTACTACTAGATTAATAAATAAAGCATTGGGGAAACTAGATGAGAAGTTAGATGATGATAATAACTCTTTAAGTAATATAACAACTGCAATCGGTACATTATACGACAAAAGAGCATTAGCAAAAGGTGATTCAACAAGTAATGAAACCTTTGAAGTTAATGTTAAGGTTATCAAATAATGGATATAGAAATTACTGAAAAACAAGAGTTATTTATTAGTGCTGATGCATTTGAAGTATTATTTGGTGGTGCAGCTGGTGGTGGGAAATCACATGGGCAGTTAATAGATGCTTTATTATATGCTTTAAAGTATCCTAAATCATCACAAATAATATTTAGAAGTACATTTGCTGATTTAGAGAAATCATTAATAAGAAAAAGTAGAGAATTATATCCAAATAAAATAGCAAACTATAATGACTCTAAACATACATGGAAATTTAAAAATGGAAGTATTATAGATTTTGGATATATACAATACGAGAAAGATGTATATCAATATCAATCAGCAGAGTATGACGTTATAAGATTTGATGAATTAACACATTTTACTGAATTTGAATATTTATATATGATTTCAAGATGTAGAGGTGCTAATCCATATCCTAAACATATAAAGTCAAGTACAAACCCAGGTGGTATTGGACATACATGGGTCAAAAAGAGATTTATTGATATAGGGGAACCAAATGTAGTTCATAATTGCCCATTATCAGAAGAAAATAAAACAATATCTACAAGAGTATTTATTCCTAGTTTAGTACAAGATAATAAATTCATGTTAGATTATGATCCAGATTATGTTAATAGATTAGATGCTTTACCAGAAAAAGAAAGGGAAGCATTGAAATATGGTAATTGGGATATATTTGACGGGGTATTCTTTAGTGAATTTAAAAGAAGAATCCATGTAATAGAACCTTTTAAGATTCCAGATTATTGGAATAGGTATATAGCACTAGACTATGGTTTAGATAAATTTGCTGTATTATTTATAGCAATAGATGAAAAAGGAAAAGCGTATGTATACAATTACATACACAAAGAAGGATTAATAGCGTCAGAAGCAGCACAGACATTAAAGAGTTATATGAGAAAAGATAAGTTCAAAGACATATATGCTCCAACAGATTTGTGGGCTAATGATAGACACACAGGAAAGACAACAGCTGAAATATTCATGGATAATGGTATTTATCTAACACAAGCAAGTAGAAAAAGAGAAGCTGGGTGGTTAGCTGTTAAAGAGTGGATAAAAGTTCGTAAGACAAGGCATGAACAAACAGGAGAAGAAATACTTACAAGTAATCTAGTGATATTTAGTAATGTCTTACCACTTATAGAGTACTTACCATCAATACAAATAGATGATAAGAATCCAAACGATTGTGCTTTAGAGCCTCATGAATTAACACATATATGTGATGCTTTAAGGTATTTCTGCGTAAGTAGAACAAATCCAACAAAAGAAGTGATAAATAAAGAAAAAGGTTTCGAAGATTTCTTTAAGGAAGAACGAGACTATGATTATGGAGAGGAGATTGTAGTAATATGAAAAAGAAAGTATTTAAAGCAAGACGTGGTTTTATAGTAGAAGAACCAGAAGCAAAAGAAGTAAAAAAAACTACTACTAAAAAAACTACTAAGAAAGAAGGAAAATAATGGAATTATTATATTTAGCTATATTATCAGCATTATCAATTGTGCTGATTTTTTTGTCTTTTATATTTGGATTACATTATGGTAGTAAAATACGAAAAGATGAAAAAATAGAAGTTCCTAATCCTATAAAAAAGATTAGTGAACATGTAGAACAAAAGAAGTTGGAAGAAAAATTAGATAAAGAAGCAGAGATTGAAGAAATAAACTTACTAAATATAGATACATATGATGGTACAGGTTTAGGACAGAAACAATTTCCAGATGAGTAGGAGGTTAATTAATGAATATTGATGATTTAGAGAAAACAAGTACATGGAACTTATATGAAAAGCATCAAAACTTCATGAGGTTAAGAGGAATATATGATGATACAGATTTAAATTATCGAATGTATAATGGAGATCAATGGCATGGGCTAAATGTCAAAGGGATAGAAAAAGTACAACATAATTTTATTAAGCAAATAGTAAAGCAAAAAGTATCAAATATAACTTCTAATTTATTTGCAGTTAATTATAGTCCAGAGAATATAGAAAATCCAGAGTTTATGGAATTAGCTCAAAAAACATGTGATTTATTAAATAAGAAAGCATCAAAAGTATGGGATAAAGACTTTATGGATAAGAAAATAAAGAAATGGGCTAAACAATCAGCAATAAATGATGAAGCAGTTGCGTATGTCACATATAATTTTGATAATGACATGCCTATAAATGAAGTAATTTCAAAGAATGATATCATGTATGGGAATGAAAATGAAGAAGAAATACAATTACAGCCATATATACTAGTAAGACAAAGAAAAACAATTATCGAATTACAAGAAATGGCCAGAAAAGAAGAAATAGATGAAAAACTTGTATCTTCAATAGTTCCTGACAATGATACATCTACAATCGCTGGAGATAGCGGAAAAGACGAAGTTGAAGATAAATGCTGGTTAATTACTAAGTTCTATCGTAAAAATGGAACAATACATTTTACGCAATCTACTAGGTATTGTGAAATAAAACAAGATAAAGATATGGGAATTTCATATTATCCGTTTGCACACGATAATTGGGATGAACAAGAAGGAAATGCAAGAGGAATAGGAGAAGTAAGATATTTAATACCAAATCAATTAGAAACAAATAAAACAGCAATGAGAAGAGCACTAACAACGAAGAATATATCTTATCCTCAGAAAGTAGTAAATGAAGATAGTATACAAAATATTAAAGATGTTAATAAAGTTGGTGCAACAATTAGATTTAAAGATAAAGGAAATTTTAGAGCAAGCGATGTATTTATGAATACTACTCCTGGTCAAATGGGGCCAGATAGTGAAAAATTACAAAGCGAATTAATTTCTTTATCAAAAGATCTAAACAATGTTAGTGAAGCTACAGCTGGAAACATTAATCCGGAATCAGCAAGTGGTAGAGCAATATTAGCTGTACAAAATGCACAAAACCAACCATTAACAGATCAATTATTAGGGCTTAAATCATTTATAGAAGATTTAGCTCGCATATGGTTTGAAATGTGGAAAGTATATGCAGTTGATGGATTGATGATAGAAAACGAAGTTATAGATGCTAATGGTCAAAAACAATATGAATTGGTAGAAGTACCGCCATATATACTAGACGCATTATCTACTAGTGTAAAAGTTGATATAACTCCAAAAGGTGCATTTGATAAATATGCTCAAGAATTATCATTAGAAAATATGTTTACACAAGGAAAAATATCATTTGAAGAATATGTTGATTCATTGGATTCAGATTCAGTAATGCCTAAGACTAAGCTAGAAAACATATTGAAGAAGAGGAAAGAAGCTCAACAAGAAATAGATGCAATACAACAACAAGCTGATATGATGAAAATGCAAATGCAACAACAACAAGCAAATGCTATGGATATACAACAAATAGCAGAAGCTGGTAATAATTTGATGGAAACTGCAGCAATGTAGTTTTTTATATGGTCTAACATATCGACCTTACCAAAAATGTATGGAATATATAGTTGACGAACTTTAAACGGAGGAGAAAAAATGGAAGAAAATGAAATGTTAGAACAAACTAACGACACTGAAAATGTTGAAACTCAAACAACAGAAGAAACAGAGGAAGGTATAGAATTAACTGATACCTCAGAAGCTGCTGAATCTGATGATGTAGATGATGCTATTTCAAACGATGAAACGGAAGTGGAAGGAAAAGAAGAAGTTAAAAAAACTCTTAAAGAATTATTAAGAGAAAATCCAGATTATCAAGATGAATATGAAAATATGTTGAAAACTAGACTTGATAGAGCGGATAGAAAATTCCAAAAGGAATTATCAAAATATCGTGATACAGACAATGTATTAAGATCAACACTAAATCTAAGTGAAGGTGATGATACCAATGCAAAATTAAGAGAGTATTACGAAAGTGAAGGTATTAAATTACCGGAACCAATAAAAGTTGGATTAAGTTCCAGACAAATTGAAGTGTTAGCAAAGGATGAAGCTAATCAAATTATAGAGTCAGGATATGATGAAATGAATAGAGAAGCAAACAGACTTGCTAATATCGGATATGCAAATTTAAATGAAAGTGAAAAAATTATTTTCAATACTTTGTGTGAAAGACTCACAAAAGAAAATGATGAAAAAGCACTTTTGAAATTAGGTGCAAATGAAGGATTACTTTCTGATGATAAATTCATTAAATTTAGAAAGCAATTCAATTCTGATGTTCCTATGGAGACTATTTATAGTCTTTATAAAAACAATCAACCAAAAGCGAAGGTTGAAAACCCAGGAAGTATGAAAGGTGTAAAAGAGCAAAACAAAAAAGCTTTTTATACAGATGAAGAAATCGACAAACTAAGTTTAGAAGATTTAGATAAACCTGGTGTATGGGAGGCCGTTAGAAATTCAATGACTTCCTAGCATTATAAAAAAGGAAGGAATGATTAAAAATGAATAATGCAAAACAAACTATTTGGCATAAAGCCTATGAAAGAGCACTAGAAACTATCACTTCATTAAGAAATCACTGCGATTTCAAATATGAAAAAGATAGTAAAAATGCTACAAAAGTAAGAGTTCTAAATGCTGTAAGACCTGCAGTTAGAAACTATGTACCTGGAACTGCTATAACAAGAGATGCAATTTCTAGTACATCACAAGATATTGATATCGATCAATTCAGATATTTCAACATTGGATTTGATGATATCTTAAAAGCTCAAACAGTACCTGGAGCTTTAGAAGCATCTGCTAAAGAAGGCGGACTTGCTTTATCAGAAGAAGGAGACAAATATGTTGCTTCACTAGTAAAAGCTGGTGTTGAAGCTGCTACTCCAACTATCGCATCTGTAAATGCTGGCACTCCAACAAAAACAAATGCATTAGATAAAGTAGAAGACGGATTTGAAGTTCTTTATGGAAACAACTGCAAAGTTTCTGAAACATATTGGTTAGAAGTTTGCCCTAAATTTCACAAAGTACTAAGACCATCTTTAACTGAGTTATTAACTAACAATGTTGAAATGGCTAAAAAAGGTATTGTTGGAAAATATGGTAATGCTAATATTACTATAGAAAACTTATTGCCAACTGGTAAATCAAGCTCATCAGCTTCTGCAGATGACACTTGCTACAATATCTTAAGAACTGAACATGCTATTGCATTTATTGAACAAATAAATAAAGTAGAAGCATATAGACCTCAAGATTCATTCGAAGATGCATTAAAAGGACTTTATGCATTCGGTGCTAAGGTTGTAAGACCAGACGAAATCGTAGTTATTAAAACAGCTATGTAGTTATTAAGAGCCATAAGGCTCTTTTTATCATGTTAAGAGCTTAGTCAGGTGCAACTCCTGAAAACATGACTATAGAAAGAAGGAAAATTATGAAAGAACAAGAAAAAGTAGAATATTTTACTATTAGGCCTAACCTAAAACAATTATATGGTAAGAAGGTTAATAAAGATACCAAATTTGACGAAAAAACTGAAGACGGATCAGTAGTACAACATTTTGAAAATTTAACTCTTACTACTACAATTAACAGAGAAGTAGAGGCAAGCGAAAATAATCCATTTGGTATTAAAGAAGAATCAAAGATGGTAGTCACAATGCCAGAAGATACTATCATTATTTGGGATGAACAAGAAGGTTTTATAATTCCACAATATCAAATGACAACTTTAGAAGATTTAAAAGAAGAAATAAAGGAATTTGAAGAAATATATAATCAAGAAGAACAAAAGTAATAGGAGGTATAATATGACATTAAAAGATATGAAGATTAAAACATTTAGTCTTATTGAAGAATATTATCCATCACTAGCTGGACTTGCAGAAGATGAAGATGTTTTAAATAAAATCAATGGTGTTGTAAATCAAATACAATTAGATTTAATGAAACTTCGTAAAATCAATGGATGCAAGGAAATAGAAATAACTAGTGAGGATAATAAAACAATAAATCTAAAAGAAGAAATTAATGATTTATATCAATTGAGATCAATAAATATAGATGAAGATGTAGAATATAGCATGCCAAACGAAGATATTATAGTACTTCCGGAAGATTATATCGGGACTATTAAAGTATATTATTATAAATATCCTAAAGAGTGTAAATTAATATATGAAGCGGATGAATCAATAGACGAATATGATTCGTCATTTATTTTTGATTTAGATTTAGATATTTTAGAAATTATGCCATATGGAATAGCAGCCGACCTATTAAAAATGGATATGATAAGTAATTATGGAAAATATTTTTATGAACGATACCTTGAAATGAAGAATGCGATAGATTCTAGAAGAACATCAGGAATGATAGTTATAGATGGTGGTATAGATGTCTAGTATTTCAGATTTATTAACAAGAAAGTATACTAATTTTAAAGGTGTCGATTTTAGTAATGGAATAATACCATATTACAGAAGCCCAGATGCATTAAATTTCTGGAAAGATTATACAGAAGATGATTGTGTACAAACAAGACCAGGTATGACATTATTAGATACACTCGATAATGAAATATTTGGTCTCTTTTTTTATAAAACAAATAATCTAATGCATGTATTAATACATTGCGGAACAAAAATGTATGAGTGGACAAATTATCCTTCCACTCCGATTAATACCATAGTATTATATGAAGGATTAAACCCTAGACAAAGTAGTAGTTTTATTTATGATAATATATTCTTCTTTAAAGATGGAATTAATTATTTAGAATTTGATGGCTCTGTGATGAAAAAAGTTGAAGGAACAATCCCAACAACTTCATATTATAAGAATCCAGATGGATCAACAACTATAGATGATGCAACAGATACTGATTTAGTATATCAACCAGTAAATGTATTAACATCATTAAGAAAAAATCAATTTATAGGTGATGGTTCAAGTAATAAATATCAACTAGATGCAGGAGGATTAGATAGTATTACTATATTCCCAATGGTAGCAACTATTAACGGAGTAGAAAAATACGAAAATATTGATTTTGCGGTTGATAGAACAAATGGTATTGTCACATTCAATATGGTTCCGGAATTAGAATCAGAAGTAGTAATTACATATAGTAAAACAACTCAAGGATATAAAGAAAGAATATTAAATTGTAATTTATTATGTGAATTTGATAACAGAATATTCTTTAGCGGTAATAAAGATTATCCTAATGCAGTATTTCATTGTGAATTAAATGATCCAAGATATATAAGAGATACTGCTTATTATGAATGTGGAATGGATTTATCATTAGTAAAGGCAATAGTCCCAGGAAGTGATAAATTGTGGGTTATTAAAGAAATAAATCAAAATAGTAGCAGTGTTTATTATATGACGCCTACTTTAGATTCAACATATGGTAAGATATATCCTAGTGTGACAGGCAATTTATCACTAGGCTGTATATCAACAGGAATAAATTTTAATGATGATGTAGTTTACTTTTCTAAACGAGGTTTAGAAGGCATAAGTGGAAATATATATAGCGAACAGATACTACAACATAGATCGAGCAATGTAGATACTAAAATGTTAAATGAAACAAACTATGACATGGTAAAATTAGCAGAATATAAAGATTATTTAATGTGTTTAATAGATTCACATATATATTTAGCTGATAGTAGGCAAAAATATCAAAATACGAGCGGAGATATCGAATATGAGTGGTATTATTGGGAACTTCCAAATAATATAACTTATATGAAAGAATATAGGCAAGAATTATATCTAGCAAATGCAAATGGCGAGATATATAAACTTGAAGGTATAACAGACAATGGTGAAGATATAATAAGCTATTGGACTACTAAAAAGGATGATTTTGATTATCCTAGTTATACAAAGACTACAAATAAACGTGGGAATGTAGCTAATGTTAAATTAATGAATAATGATAACATACATATAGATACTATTGTAGATGGGGTTTTAAAGGAAAAAAATGTATTTTCAGATGCTAAAGGGTATATAGCATACAGAATAAAGGATAAAAAGTTTAAAAATATACAAATAAAATTTAGTTCAAATAAACCATTTGGACTTTTTTCATGTACTTTACAAGGATTTGTAGCAGGGTACATAAAAAGATAGAAAGGACGATAAAATATGGACGATAGATTGTATCAAATTGAGCAACAAAAACAAGCAGCCTTGAATCAAAGCAATAATATGTATCAAGGTTTATTAAATGATAATCAAAATCTATACAACGAGCAAAAAGAATATGCTAATCAACAAGAACAAATTCAAAACGATATTTTGGATAAACAACTTGCTAATCAAAGGCAAGAAATTGATACTCAACGAAATATAGCTAGGCAAAACTATCAAGCAGAAAGCAAAAGAGCAAGAAATGATTATACATCATTTATAAATCCGTATGGTGTTCAAGCAGAAATGCAAGCACAAAATGGGCTTAATAATAGTGGGTATAGCGAAACAACTAAATTAGGAGGTTTCAACACATATCAAAATAGACTTGCTAATGCAAATAAAGCAATGCAAGATGCATTTACACAATATGATAGTGACATGAATAAAGCAATACTTAATAATGATGTACAGAAGGCTCAAAATGCATTGAATAAACTTCAAATGCAATTACAATATTCACAAGACTTTTACAATAATAAATCATCGTTAAGTCAAAACCAATTATCTAATAGTCAAGACTTAGATAATAATTATTTCAATAGATATCAAACTGAATATTCAAATATTCAAAATGAAAAAGCAGCTGAAGAAGCAAGAAGACAATGGGAAAAAGAATTTGCTGAACAACAGCGTCAATACAATGAAAAATTAGCATATCAAAGAGAAGCTGATGCAAGAGAGTTAGCATATAAACAAGAACAAGCTAGAATAGCTCAAGAACAATGGGAAAAAGAATATGCACTATCACTTGCTAATTCAAAAAAAAAAGTAGGTAGTAGCGGAAGCAGTAAAAAAAGTACTAAAAATAGTTCATTAACTAATGGAAGCTTAAATGATTCAAATTCGGTGGCTAAAGCGGTTATGACACCAACATTATCCTCAAAGGATTATAAATGGTATTCTAGCAACTTTAAATCATCAATGTCTGTAAGTGATTTAAATAAAGCTATAGCAAAAGGATTAAGCAATGGGAAAATTAAAGAATCAGAAGTAGATAGGATATACAAGGCTTATCAATTAAAATAGACGGGAGGTCTTCGAATGGCTAAGAAGAAAAAGTATGAAGATTATTTAAAAGAACTTAATGAAAGAAGTAAAGGATTATCATATCAACCAGGAGTATATAGCCATACATTAGATAGAAATTCTTCATCATTTATGCCTACTCTTGATGAAGTTAATTCCTTTCAAAAAGTTCAGCAATATGCCGCTAATAATAAGAAAAGTTATGCGCAACAAGTGGCTGAATACGAAGAATCAATATCTAAGACTAATAAAGAAAGAGCTAATTTATTAAATACTGGTAGTAAATTTGGTATAGATTATGCAAATTCTGATGGTGGAACAGACATGTTTGCTACAAAGTATAATGAATTTAAAAGGCCAACAACAAAATCTGTAGATCAAAGAGATAAAAATCTTCCTATTTATGTAAAAATGGCTGAAAGAAATAAGACTATGAATAATGGTAGAATAAATATTCCACTATCTCCAGAGCAAACATCATTAATTAGTGGAAGGCCTGAATATGAAAATATAAACAAAAGAAAGATTGCTATTGCTAATGAAACCCAAAGACAACAACAAGCATATGATGAAAATGTTGATCAAAAGGAAGTTGAAGATTTTAGAGATAGATTACTTAGAAAAAATGCAATATTAGAATATAGTAAAAATGTTGCTAAAAGTAGAGAAGACAAATCTAATAAAGGTAAATATATTTTGCCATTCATGAGTGGTTTGGATAATGCTATAACACCATTTCGAAGCAATAAATTTAAAAATGAAAATGGTGATATAGTATCACTTCCAACATATAACGATATAAGAGCTTCAGAATTTAGAGAAAAATCTGATAGTAATATATACAAAGCTTTTTCTGATGTTTCTCAAAGTGTTGGTAATATGGTTCCGGGTATTGCTGCCGGAACTTTATCTGGAGGTTTAGGTAGTGCAGTATTTGGAGTAAATACATACACAAATGCAAAAAATCAAGCACTATTAGAAGGATATAATTCGAGCAACGCATCTGCATATGCCGCTGTTAATACTGGTCTAGAATTGGCAGTTGGTAAACTATTAGGTGGTGCTTCTGCAGTAATGGGTAAATCGCCAGTAGCAAAAGAAATAGGTGCTAAGTTCACAAGTAAAATCATGTCTAATCCAGTTTTAGCATCTGTGACAGCTGATATGATGTCAGAATTTGGTGAAGAATATGTTCAAGAGTGGTTAGATCCAAAAGTTAAAGCATATTTACTTGATAATAAGAGCTTAGTTGAATCTTGGGATTCTTCTAAATTTATTGATAAACAAAATCTATATGCAGGGCTATTAGGAGCATTATCAGCTGGTATTATGAATACTCCTGGAGCAGTTAAAAATCAAATAAATATAAACAATCAAATTGATTCAATAGTACAACTAGCAGAACAAGAAAAAGGAACTAAGTTGACAACAGATGAAAAAAAATCAATTAAGAGTAGTTTCAATAATGAATATAATAAAGCTATAAAGAATCAAGTGGAAATAGATTACGAAAATGTATTGCCAGGATTAAACAATGTTCAAAGTAGAACACTAGAAAATCTATCATTACCTGGTATAAATAAATATTCTATTCAAGAAGAAAATTCGAATAATTTCTATGAATATAAACCATCAGAAAATATTAAGATAGATAATTTAAGAAAAGATGTAGTAGCCAATAAGTGGAATAATTCAGAACAAACTAACAATTATGTAAATATGTTAGAACAAATTATATCTGATAAAGGTGTAGAAATAAGATTGGATGCAAATTTAAAAGATAATAATGGCAATGCAGCTAATGGCTCATATAAAAATGGAGTTATAACTATTAATCCTAACTCAAATAGAGCAGGTGAATTTATAGCAATACATGAACTTACTCATGCTATAGGAACAGACTCAATGAGAAATATAGTTAATAACTACATGAAGTCAAATGTGGAATTTAGAACTGCAGTTAATGACTTATTATCTAAATCATATAATTCAACTGAATTAACAGAAGAAGCAATGGCAGATGTAGCAGGGCAACTATTTGGTAATCAAGAGTTTGTTAACAATTTATCTCAAAGTAATCCTAGTATGTTTAAAAAGATATATAATGAAATTAAATATTTGTGGCATCAATTTAGAGGATATAAAAATCAAAATCAATTTATAGAAGATTTAATGTTTAAATGGGAACAAGCATATAGAAATAATAAAGAATTAAATCAAACAACTAATGAATCAAAAATAGAAATGAGTAATCAAGCTGATAGTGTTGGAGATAGGCTTTCTATCGAACAAGAAAAATATTTCAAAAATAGTAAAGTTAGAGATGATGGAGGAAAATTAATACCTGTATATCATGGTTCTCCTAACGATTTTGCAATATTTGATTTAAACAAAGTTGGAACTGCTACTGATTCAGGAGAGTTTGGCAGGGGTTTTTATTTTACAGATAATCAAGATTATGCTAAGGAATATGTTGCTGGAGATAATAAAAATATTAAAAGTGTATATTTAAATATACAAAATCCATATATTATTGATAGTATGGATACTTTAAATGAATTTAATAAAATGTATTTAAAAGATTCAAATGAGCAAATCAAATATATGAAAGAATATAAAGAAAATTATTTGAACAAGCTTTTAGATGATAGTACAAAAGAAATAAAAGAAATGGGATATGATGGAGTTATTTTTAAAGCATTTGGAAATTTTAGAAATAATGAATATGTAGCATTTTATCCTAATCAAATCAAAAATATAGATAACACTAATCCAACATCAAATGCAGATATAAGATATTCAAAAGTTGAAAATAATAATGAAATAGAGTATAATAAATTCAAATCTTCAACTTTGTTTAATCAAATGATTCAAAAAGTTGGTTCAGATTATGAAGGAAAATTATTGGTTAATGATAGTAATAATTATTACTTAATAGATAAAGATATTAATAATAATTATGATATAGCTAAAGTTATACCAATTAATGAAAAGAACAAAAGAATAATAAAAGAAATAAATGAGGTGTTAAAAAATGACCAAAGAACAAAAAACACTAGTTCAAATATTGAACAAACTAAATCAAGATCAGCAGACAATAACAGGGATAATTCTAGCTTTGAACGAGAAGAAGGATGGATCGAGTTTATTGATCGAGTATTTAAAGACAATAGATCCAACGAAAATAACGACTCAAGAGATTTTGGAAAAAGTATTAGAAATAACAAAGAAGAACTAGGTAATAGTTCTTTTTCTATTGAAGAAAATAATAATTTAAGAGATTTAGCAAAGACAGAATTAGGAACAACAACTAATTTAAATGAAGCTGGATATTTAACTGATGATGGCGAATACTTAGATTTTAGTGGCAAAAGACAGGGAGCTAGTGGTGGTCAAAGACAAATGGATCACAGAGAAATAGCAGATATATATTCAGACGAACAATATGATGTAGCTGAATCAAAGCATCCTAATATGGGAAGTAATACAGCAATATTACAAGATTTTATTGATAGAGGAAATATAAGACTTAATGGAACAGGTGTAGAAATAGCAACTGCTCCAACCGAAGCACAATATGATAAATTATACGATTATTTAGAACACGTCCAAAGAGATAATGGTGAGGTATTTGTAGATTTAGATACTGAAACTAAAAGCAGAGAAAATTTGGAATATAGCGATAAAACTTCTATTCGTAAAATTATTAATGATATTAAAGAACATTATAATAATTCTAGCAATGTTGAAACGACTGCAACAGATAATCAAGGAAGAGAATTATCTAAACAACAACAAGAATACTTTAAAGATAGTAAAGTAAGAGATGAAAATGGTAAATTGATTCCTGTATATCATGGAACAACTGAAGAAATAAATGTATTTGACAAAAATAGATTAGGAAAAAACACTGGTGCTGCAAGTGCTGGTGAAGGTTTCTTCTTCGTAGAAAATAAAAAAATAGCAGAAGATTATAGCAGATATGCTAGACCACAAAATATTAAAGATTTAGAAAATGAATATAAAAGATTAGAAAAAGAAGCTCAAAGAACTGGAAATTGGGATGAATATTATAGAGCTTATGAAAAATATGAAGAAGCTGAATTAAGTTATGCATATAACGAAGATAATCAAAGAAGCAATGCTGAAAATCAAAAAGAAGTATATTTAAATTTGGTTAATCCTTTAGTGCATGATTTTAAAGGTGAGAGTTATAGAGATGAAAGTTACTATGATTTATTAAAACAAGCTAAAGAAAATGGTAATGATGGAGCAATATTTAAAAATACTTATGATGGTTATGGGGAACCAGGTAGTTGGGATAATCCAATGACTAACATATATGTAGCATTCAACTCTAACCAAATTAAAAATATAGATAATACAAATCCAACATCAAATGAAGATATAAGATATTCTAAACAAAATGAAACATGGCAACAATTCCTAGAAGATAATTTTAAATCAAAAGGCACTAGAACAAATATGAAGGATTTGAAATTGCCTGCTACTAAGAAGGTAAAACTTCCTGTAGCAAGTAATAATAGTTCTGAGACATCATCTGATGTACCTAAGATGCCCAAAACTATGAATCCAATAGAAATATCTAATCTTACTCAAAAAGACGCTGATACGACTCCAAATATACCTGTAAGAAGAAGAAATAAAACTTCTGATGGTGATAGTAAATTCTTTGATAATATACTATATAAAACAGATATGTTAAATACAGCTGATAAAAAGGCAATATTAAGTGATGATGATGTAAAATACTATGATAAAGTCACTAATGAAGAAGCGTTGCAAAAAGCATACGACAGATTGAATAAAGATGGTGCATATGAAGCTAATAGGTGGTTTAGAGAATCATCAGAAAAAGCAAATGCTTCAGATGTTGCTGAAGGATGGGTATTACTAAAGCAATATGCTGATAGAGGTGATACTCAAGGAATGGTAGAGGTTGCCAAAAAAATGCGTGATATTGGGACTAAAGCAGGCCAAGCAGTACAAGCCTTTAATATAATGGAAAGAATGACACCAGAAGGTATGGTTGCGTATGCTCAAAGTGAATTATCAGAGGCATATGACAATATGGTTGAAAACAAATCAAAAGCATGGATAGATAAATACAGAAGTGATTTTGAATTAAAACCAGAGGAAGTTAAATTCATTATGGATACAATGCAAGAAGTATCACAAATGGAAGATGGATATGATAAACGAGTTAAACTTGCAGAAATTCAAAAACTTATGACTGATAAATTACCTGCTGAAAAAGGTAGAAAAATTAAATCATGGATGAGAATATCTATGTTATTCAATCCTAAAACACAAGTAAGAAATGTTGCTGGTAATGCTATTATAATGCCAGTAAATTCATTTGGAGATTTATTTGCTTCATATTATGATAAGGTATGGTCAAAAACAACAGGAGTTAGAACAACAGGATTGCCTAATGTAAAAGCAATTATTAAAGGTATGAAAGAAGGAGCATATCAAGCAACTAATGATTATAAAAAAGGTATCAATACTAAAGATATGGAAGGAAATAGATTCGAAATAGGTGAAGGAAAATCATTCAGTGATAAAAACTTAATAGGTAAAAGCCTTAATAGAGTTGATGGAATGTTAAATTATATCATGGATGCTGGTGATAGGGTATTCAGTCAATCAGCATTTGAGAACTCATTACAAAATCAAATGATTTTAAACCATACTAACAAGGTAACTCAAGAAATGATAGATATTGCAAGAGCTGAATCATTGCAAAGAACATGGAATGATAACAATAACTATACTAGATTCGTTCTAAATGTAAGGAAAAACTTGAATAAAATTGGATTTAAAGGATATGGCTTAGGTGATGTCTTGATTCCGTTCGCTAAAACTCCAGCCAATTTAACAAAGGCAATAGTCGATTATTCTCCAGTAGGTTTAATTGAATCAGCAATAAATTGGAGAAAACTAAACAAAGCTATAGAAACAGGACAATTCACTCCAAAAATGCAACATGAATTTGTTCAAGGTATTGGTAGAGCTACAGCTGGAACAATGTTATATGTTTTAGGTGCAGCATTAGCTAAGAGTGGAGTTATTTCAGGAGAAAGCGATGATGATAAAGATACTAAGGATTTCTTAAAAAATACCTTAGGAATAAACTCTTATTCAATAAAAATAGGAGATAAATCATTCGCATATGACTGGGCACAACCAATTGCAGCACCATTTTCAATTATGGCCAATATTGAAAAGAAAAAGAATGATCAAAAAACTGCATTATTAGAAGGAACGTTAAGTTCATTAGATAGTGCTAGTAGCATTTTATTAGAGCAATCATTCTTACAGAGTATTAATGAAGTATTAACTAATAATAAAGGGATTGTATCAGGCTTAGAGAATGTTGTTTTAGACTTACCGGCTAGATCAATGCCTACATTCTTAAAACAGATAACAGATATGACAGATGGAACTCAAAGACAAACATACGAGTATGATCAACCATTAAAAACAGCAGTCAATAAATTCAAAGTTAAACTACCTGGATTAAGCAAAACACTTGCACCTAAAGTTGATACTATGGGTAGAGAAGTTCAAAAATATGGTGGTAAAAATAATATATTCAATGTGTTCTTAAATCCAGCAAATGTTAATACTGAAAATATTAGTGAAGGTGCTAAAGAAATATACGATGTATATAAAGCAACAGGCAAAAAAGAAGTTATGCCAAAAGTTGCACCATATTATGTTAAAGATAATGGAGAAAAAGTGGTACTTGATACTAAACAGGTAGCAGAATACCAAAAAATAGCTGGTAAAGCAGTAGAAAAATCAATGAATAAGTTATTAAAAGATAGTACTTATAAAAATATGACTGATTTACAAAAAGCTGATGTTATAAGTGATATTGTTAATTACTCAGCAGAAATAGCTCAAAATGAAGTAACTAATATTCCTATATCTAAAAAATATGGAAAAGCATATAGTTATTCACAAGTTGGAGATGTCAGCGATTACTATATGATGACTAACTCAATAGATAATAGTTCATCAGCGGCTAAGAGAAAGAGTATAGTTAAATATCTTACAGATTCAAACTTATCAGATAAACAAATAGCTACTTTATATGGCGGTGTTTATTCTAAAGAACAAAAGCTTAAAAATATCGAAAACGCAAATATACCAATGAAAGAGTATATTAAATTTGATTCTGCAGATATAGATGGTACATTTGATACTAAAACAGGCCGAACAAAAACTGGATCACAAAAGAATGCGGTAATAGAATATGTAAACGGGTTGAATTTATCTATTCCTCAAAAGGCATTTTTAATAAGAAGCCGTTATTCTACTTTTAAATCATATGATGATCAAATTATTAATTATGTAAATAATTTAGATATTAGTAAGATAGATAAATATAAACTTATAAAAATGGCACAAATTGATTCATATAATAGTGAAATAGTTAATTATGTTCAAAATCAATCAATGACGAAACATGATAAAGAAGAATTATTAAAAGAAATGAAATTTAAAATATATAATGGGAAGGTGTATTATAAATGAAACCAGATTATAGAGAAAGAAATAAACCCATAACTGCGGAAGACCTTATAAGACGATATAACTTTGAAAATATATCAAAAGCAATGAAGGCAATTCAATCCAACAAAAATGGATTGGATAAAACAAACACCATAATGAATGAATTTATAGAGGCAACTATTGAAAATATACAAGAACTTCAAGACCAGGTTGATGGAAACATTACAACCTGGTTTTATTCTGGTGTTCCGACATTATTAAATGAGCCTGCGAGTGATTGGAATACTGATGAAGAAAAAGCAAATCACTTAGGAGATTTATATTATGATCAAAATACAGGTTATGCATATAGGTTTCAAATGGTTAACGGTGAATTTAGTTGGTATAAATTAACTGATACAGATGTCACAGAAGCGCTTGCCATTGCAAACGCAGCTCAAGATACTGCCGATAGTAAAAGAAGGGTATTTGTTAGTACCCCAACACCACCATATGATGTAGGAGATATATGGTTAAAAGATGATTCTGAATTATATAGATGTAGAACAAAAAGAACAAGTGGTAATTATTCTGCAACAGATTGGATAATAGGTACTAAATATACAGATGATTCATATGCAATGAGTGTAGAAGCTATATTGAACCAATTTAAATCTTTTGTAGAAACTACATATGCTACGAAAGCACTATTAGAAACAACAGCTGATAGTATTAATGCTAGAGTAGAAACAAATGCTAGTAAAATAGAACAAATAGTAAAAACAACAAATGAAACTGATGAAAGTAATCCGGTAGAATTAATAGATGCTGAAGAAACTAATTTAGCATATTATAGAATTAATGGTAATCATAATATCAAAAAATATGAAGGATATCAATTATATAATATTAACAATGTTAATCAGTTTAATGAAGATTATCAAATTGATGATAATGGTTGGATTACATTAAAATATAATAATACTAGTGGTACAACAAAGTTTTTTAATTTATATACTTTTAATTTAGATCTAGAAATAAATACAGAATACGCAATATTCTTAGAAGTGAGAAATAAGGCTGGTAGCGGAATTTTAAGAGTTATTTCTACAGACGCAAATCTCGGACAATTTACTGAAAAAATTGATTACAACATAGCCGATATTTCATCTGCTGCTATTTACAAAGAAATAAGAAGAACAAGATCAAGTTTTGATAATTCGAATGATTTAGGCTTGAGAACATATTTTTATTGCCAAAATGGACAAAGCGGGGAAATATCATTTAGAATTTCGGTGTTAGGTGATACATCAATTACAATAAATGAATTTAATTACGAGCCATATATTTATAAGAAAAAAAATTTGCTTAATGCATTAACAATGGTTAAAGGAAGGCTAGACAATGGTGTAATTGGATATAGTACAGATACATCAGAATTAATAGTTAAAAATGATAGTTTTAAATTTACTACTACTAAGAATTATAGAGGTGTAGTTAGCGATTATATAAAAGTGTCTTCATCTTCTGTTTATACAATAAGCAATTCTAATCAAGTATTTACAAGTTCATTTAGGCCTACGATTTCATGCTATAATTCGACTAAAACATATTTGGGCGAAGCATATACGAGTGCTGTCGGAAATAAAAATATTAGGTTTACGATACTTGCGAATACAAAATATGTTAGAGTGTATTTTTATTTATCTAGTGCAGGAACTATCGAAGTTAAAAATCCACAAATTGAGGCTGGCCCTTCTAAAACTGGGTATGAGCCGTATTTGAAATCAATAATTCAAAAACCGCAAAAAATAAGGATAATGCCTAGTATTAAAAATTTATTTGATAATCCTTATACAGAAAATAATAAACTCGTTGATACTGCTACACGAGATGATTATTATGTAATAACCAATTATTATGTGGAATTAGATAAAAATAAGAGCTATGTTTTTTCTTGTAAAACAGATGGTACATTTGGAGATAATGGTGCAAGAGATCAACAAATCTTTTTGTTGAAAGACAAACAATACGATTTTATTTATGAAATGAAATCAAAAGACGGATATGTTTTTCAACCTATGGCTAGTGGTAAATATTATCTTAGATACGATGTAAACAATAATGGGCAAACTCGTTCGTTCTGGGATTTTCAAATTGAAGAATTTGAAAATTGGATTCCAATCAATAATCGGCATAATTCACTTCCTTCATCTTTTAAACCAAAAGGAATAGGAATGTCTGTCAAAAAAACAGGTAAAAATTTATTCGAACCATATCCAACTATATCAAGCGGTATAAGTGGGGTATTAAACGATGATAATTCGATACATGTTTCTGGTACAACTACAACAACATGGGCAAACATTACAACAGAATTTGTTAATATGGAAATTCCAAAGGGTAAATATACTTTGTCTATAAGCGATCCAAAAAGTTATGCTATTTCGGTAAGATTTTATTACGTTGATAGAACTTATACAAATATAGTTTTAACTCCAGGGCAAATTTTTAAAACTTTTGAATTAATTGATGATACAAATATATGTTATGCATATATTTATGGATTTCAAGCTGGAACCGAAATTAATGATACATTATCTATACAAATCGAAAAAAGTGAAGAACCAACAGAAATAGAAATTTTTAAGCAAAAAAATTATTATTTAAATTTCGAAACAAGCAATAAATTTGATAAGAACAATTTTAATGAATTAGATGCCTATATAGCAGCATCTTCACCTAACCAAATTATCAGTAGCAATGGAGATAAGATTATATATATTCCTTGTAAGCCAAATAGCACATATACAATATCAAAAAAATGTCAGGATACGCCAATAAATAATAGATTTAGAGTAGGAACTACTAGTAGTAAACCTGATTATAATATGTCTGTAGATAATTTTTATTGGAACTTAGATACAGAAAGATATTCTTCGGAAATAAAGTATACTACTAATTCGGATGCTAAATATTTAGTTGTCTATACATATTTAAAAAACAATGAAACAACTTATGAAGAAATGTTAAGTAGTGTATGCATAAAAGAAAATGATGATATACAATTATTAAAAGATGACTATATATATTTTAAAGATGGAAGATGGTATTCTCATAAAGAATGGGGAAAAGCAATATTAACAGGAAATGAAAACTGGATATCACCAATAAATGGTTCTGATTATACGATTTTTCAGTTAAATAATTCTAATATAAAAGAAATGTTTGGCTTTGAACCTTATTACAATCTTGATAGTACGCAAACAGATAATGTTGCATGCGAAAAACTTATCAATATAAATGGAACTGAAACGTATATGAGTCAAAATGAAGGAATTTCATTATTTTCGGAATGGTTAAGAATAAGTGTATCAAATATTATTGCGGAAAATATTGATGAATTTAAATCTTGGCTTAATAAAAATAACTTGTTGGTATATATAAAGCTTCAAAATCCTATAGAAATGGAATTATCAAAAGAGAATTACCCAGGATTATATGATGAGTTTATAACTGCTTATGATGGATATAACCTTATAACAGCAGAAGATTCTTTAGTAAAAGAAACATCATCAATATATTACTTAAAGACGCCATTAAGCGATATATATGTCACAAAATCTGATATGAATAGTTCTTTAAATATGACGTCTAATGAAATTGTGGCGAGTACATCTCAGAAAATACAGGACAGCTATACAAAAGGAATGAAAGAATTAAGTGCGGTATCAGATAATTTAAACGGAAAAATTGATGATACTAATGCGACATTGCAACATGATTATTATACAAAAGAAACAACTGAGACATTAATCATGAACTCAGCAACTGGTATTACAAATACATTTAGTGAAGCGGGAGGAAATAATTTACTTCGTAATACTAATTTTTACGCAAAAGATGTTTTAGAACTTGGTCAAATGTATGAATATTGGTATGGCAAGGTAGAAAAAATGAACAATAACAATAGCGCTAATGGAGTTTCTATACTACTACAAAACGGCACATTAAAACAACAGCAAGTTGTAGCAAATACAGAAGTGACATTAAGTTTTACTTATAGAAAAACTAATGATTTAGCTACATGTTATGTAAAAATAAATGGTAAACAATATGAATTAACATCAACTAATTATACTTTGTTTCAAACTGGTGTAAAAAATGTGAATGGGGAATATATAACTGAACCAGTAATAATAAGTGATAACCATTTAGATGTAGAATTTATAACTAATATTAATAATTCCTGCGAAATATATGACATTATGGTCAATTATGGTAGTGTTAAACTTGCATACTCTCAAAATCAAAATGAAACTATAACGGACACCGTAAATATTTCTAGAGGTATGACAATAGAAACGTCTACAAGTGATGTTAAATTTGTTGCAAATAATAATGGAATAAAGACAAAAAATAAAATAACTGATGAAACTATAACAGAATTTACTGATAAAGGTACCACAACGAATGAGATATTGGTTAAAAATCAAGCTACAATAGTAGGTATATTAAGACAAAAGGTAGGTGATCAAGTATGGGACAGCCTAATTTAAAAATTTTTGTGCCATTAAATATTCAGAGATTTGGTGGAAATTCAGTTTCAGTAAGTGCTTATGAGACTTGGGTAGATATTAATGCAAACACGAGTTATGTACATGTAATTGTAAAATGCTCTACCAATAGTTCCACATATAATACAAGTACTGGTTGGGTAAATGTAAGTGCATCAGGAACACATAATTCATATAGTACAGGGAACTCTTATGTTAAATATACAAAAAGCATGAGCAGCAAAACTATATGGGAAGGAGATTTAGGACCATTCAACCATAATTCTGATGGTTCTTTATCTGCTGTAAATATAAATGTTAGCACATATATAACAAAAACAACTAAACCTAGCGCTAGTACTTCATGTGGTATGAGCACAATACCAAGATATTTTAGCCAAACACCATCGATATGGGTTGCAAGTAGAACAGAAACATCCACAACATTTGGATGGAGTACTAGTGAAACTTGCAATTGGGTTAGATATCACCTTGATGGTTCTGGTGGGTGGACTGATGTGTTTAGTGGAAGTGGAACGAGTGGAAGCTTCACAATTAATGGATTAGGCGCAAATAGTTCTCACAACGTATACATAGAGTGTAGAAGACAAGATAGCGGCTTATGGAGTAATAGCGGTACGTTAGGGTTTAATACTTTAGATTATCCATATTGTAATTCTAGCCCTAATTTTACAATAGGTGAATCAGTCACGTTAGGATTTTATAATCCTTTAGGAAGAAATATAAACATAAGCATATTAGATAGCAATGATAATGTGTTGGCAACTGATTCTACAACTGGAACATCAAAAAGTGGATTTAATAGTAGTGTAAATATAGAAAATTATTATAATTCTATTCCTAATTCAAAAAGTGGAATATACAAGGTAAAAGTTATTTATGGTGGTTCAACTAAAATTAGAAATAATGGTAATACATATTCAGTAAATCAAACTGATTGTAAACCTATATTTAATAATTTTACATTTGCTGATGTTAATCCAATAACTACAGCGCTTACCGGAAATGATCAAGTATGTATTAGCGGATATTCAAATATAAAGGCTACTATAGCACCAAATAATAAGGCAACGGCTCAAAAAAATGCAACTATGAGTTATTATAGACTGGTTATAGGAAATAAAAATGATCAACAGAATTATAGTGATGAAGATAATGTATATTTGCAAGTTAATAATGCACCTAATGGTGTTTTTTCAGTGTATGCAGCAGATAGTCGAGATGTTTCAACAGAAGTTCAACAAATATCACAGAGTCAGATAGATTATGAAGATATTATAAGAACGATAGATATGACTGCGAAAAGAGTAAATGATCAAGGTGTTGAAGTAGGTCTTAGTGAAAAAACAAAAATAACACTTTCTGGAAAATATTGGAAAGAAAACTTTGGAAATGTAATTAACTCAATAACAGAAGTCTCATATAAATACAGAAAAACTACTGATGCTGAATATACTACCGGGATAACTCAAATAACTTTAACAGAAGATGAAGACGGGTATTTTACATTTTCTGGAAATATAAAAGGTGATGCTGATAATGGCTTTGGAACTGCCAATTCATATGAAATTGTTTTAACAATTCGCGATGAGTTAAGTTCTGTGGAATATACAGCTATGATAGGTAGTGGCATACCACATATTGCATATGCTAGAGACGGAATTTCAATAATGGGAAAATATGATGAAGAAGCAGGCGGCCCATTGCAAATAAATGGTATTCCAATAAAGGATTATTTAAATAGAAATGTATAGTTATGAAATAGAACAATATTTAAAAGAAAGAGATTATTTATTAAATACAGAAGAGTTATTACAAGTAATAGATATAAGTATAAATACACAAATATATTATATATCTTATAATGCAGAGTATAACTACTATGAAATAAGAACAAGAGATGGATATAGTTTTAAATTTGGTGTAAAACCATATATTAGAGAAAGGAAAAAATAGAATGGATTCAACAATAATAGTAAGCATATTATCTTTAATAGGAACCTTAGGTGGTTCCTTTTTAGGTGTTATGCAAGCAAACAAATTAAGCAATTACAGAATAGCTCAATTAGAAGATAAAGTTAATAAACATAATAATCTAATTGATAGAATGTACAAAGTAGAAAACAGAGTGACATTACTTGAAGATGAAATGAAGAGTAAATAATGAGGAGGAAAATATATGAAGCAAAAATTATCAAAATTAATTGACTTAAAAACAATAGTCACATTGTCGCTTACAGCGGCTTTTATTTATGGGTTTATAGTAGGTAAAATTACTACTGAAGAATTTATGACAATATTTGCGATGGTAGTCGCATTTTATTTTTCAAAAAAAACGAAAGGTAGTGAAGATAATGAGTAGAGTCACAAAAGGAAATAATGGAGTGACTAATCCTTATGGAAATGGTCATCATGGTGTAGATATCGGATACCATTCTAAACCAGAAAGTGATAATCAAATACTTGCACATACAGACGGTAAAGTAGTGTCAGTAGAAAAAAATCATAATTGGACTGATAAAACAGGAAAAAGTTATGGTAATTATATAAAAATAAAACACACAAATGGATATTATACTTTATATGCTCATTTAAAAAGTGTAGATGTCAAGAATGGCGATTATGTTAAACAAGGCCAAAAAATAGGCGTGATGGGTGCAACAGGACACGCAGTAGGCAGACATCTTCATTTTGAGGTAAGAAAACCAATAACTCAAGTGAGAATAGATCCTACACCATATATTTATGCAAACTTACCAGGATCATCTGAAGGTATAACATATCAATCATGGGATTGTAAAAAAAATAAGTGGTTGCCTAATGTAAAAGCAAACACTAATAATTATGCAGGGAATATAGGAAATGCTGCAGGTGGTATATATATTGATAAATTAGAATATAGAGTACATGATCTAAAGAAAAAGAAATGGCTACCTTATGTAGTAGGAAGAAATGATTTTGCAGGTAATAAAACACCAATAGATGGACTGCAAGTTAAAGGCGCTACATACAGAGTACACGTTAAGGGCAAAGGATGGCTTGACTGGGTATCTAAATGTGATGATACTTCTAGTGGTTATGCTGGTATATATGGTAAAGAAATTGACGCAGTACAAATAAAAGTAAACTAGGGTAAAACCTAGTTTCTTTTTTTATGTCTTAAAACTATTAATAGGCAAATGTGAAATTTGCCTAAAACAGCAAAATGTGAAATGAAAGAAAAAAGGAGGTGTTCCAATGATAATTTTATTTGTCCGAATAAACAGAATAAGAATATTCATAAAATTACATTTTCACACGTCCTAGTGAAAGTGTATCACATTTTGCTTAACTTTTAAAGAAGAAAATGATATACTTCTACAGGGAGGTAGTAGCCGCTATCTCTTTTTCTTATAAATAATTCCTGTAAAATATACTAATAAAGTCATCTCTAGTTCCATAATGTTCTTCAAAGTATTGTTGGCCTTTAACTTGCCAATTATGAATATACTCATAGTCTTCGTTTATTCTTCTATGACAATCTAAACATAGTCTTACACAAAAACCATATTTCATAGAGTTCTTACGATTTCTTCCTTTAAATATTTCATCCCATGTTAATTGATAATTATTACCACACAAATAACATGATCCACCATCATGAAATACACTAAATCTATTCTTTTCTAACTTTGCTAATTTACTTGTTTTATTTTTCATAAAATCCCAGCTTTCTTTGATACTAAATTGATACTAAAATTTTAAATTAGTATGTATTTTGCAGTATTTTTATAAGTATCAAAGTTCGTATTTATGGTAAATTATAGTTTAAAGTGGGTGTTTTTTTCTTTCCCACAGTGCGCCCCATTGTGAATATTACTCTCTTTTATGAGAGTTTTATTTTTATGTATCATTAGCACTCTGTATTGACAAGTGCTAAAAAAGTGATATAATACATTTGAAAGAGGTGATATTTATGTATAATCAAGAACAACAAGAAGAAAATGTACTTGAAAAATATGGACGTAATATCAATGAAGATGTACTATCTGGAAAGATTGATCCAGTTATTGGTCGTGATGAAGAAATAAGGAGTATTACAAGAATACTTTCTCGTAAAACTAAAAATAATCCAGTACTAATTGGAGAACCAGGAGTAGGAAAGACAGCTATTATTGAAGGACTTGCAGCTCGTATAATAAAAAAAGATGTCCCAGAAAGTTTGAAAGATAAAACTATTTGGGAACTTGATATGGCTTCCTTAATTGCGGGAGCTAAATATCGTGGTGAATTTGAGGAAAGACTTAAAAATGTTTTAAATGAAATAAAAAAAAGTGAAGGATCAATTATAATGTTTATTGATGAAATTCACACTATCGTTGGTTCTGGTAATATGGAAGGTGCAATGGATACTTCTAATATCTTAAAACCAATGCTTGCTCGTGGTGAGATTCATGTTATTGGTGCAACAACTCTAAATGAATATCGTAAATATATTGAAAAAGATGGAGCACTTGAAAGAAGATTTCAAAAAGTTAAAGTGTCAGAACCAACAGTTGAAGATACAATAACTATTCTTCGTGGATTAAAAGAAAGGTTTGAGGTTCATCATGGTGTAACCATTTCAGATAAAGCTTTAATATCAGCAGCAACATTATCTAATAGATACATAACAGATAGATTTTTACCTGATAAAGCAATAGATCTTGTTGATGAAGCATGTGCTACAATACGTGTTCAAATGGATAGTGTTCCAACTAATTTAGATAATTTAACAAGGCAAATAATGAGACTTGAAATAGAAAAACAAGCTATTAAAAAAGAAAAAGATGATTTATCTAAAAAAAGACTTGAAGAAATTGATGAAGAATTAAAAAAATTAAAAGAAAAAGAATCTAAATTGAATGAAGATTGGCAAAAAGAAAAAGAAAATTTAGAAGAAGTAAAAGACTTAAAGAAAAAGTTAGAGAAAGCTAGATTTGATTTAGAAACGGCGGAAAATTCTTATGATTTAGAAACAGCTGCGGTATTAAGACATGGTAAAATACCAGAGTTAGAAGCAAAACTAAAAGAATTGAAATCAAATGATAAAAATAAACTTTTAAGTGATACAGTTGATTCAAATGATATAGCAAAGGTAATATCAACATGGACTGCTATTCCAATATCAAAACTTATAAGTAGTGAAAAAGAAAAATTGCTATCTTTAGAAGAAAATATGAAAAAAAGAGTTATGGGTCAAGACGATGCTATAAAACTTGTATCTGATGCCATACTTAGAAGTAGAAGTGGGATAAAAGATCCTAATAAACCTATTGGCTCATTTATATTTTTAGGTCCAACTGGAGTAGGAAAGACAGAAGTAGCACGTACACTTGCATATGAATTATTTGATGATGAAAAACATATGATTAGAATAGATATGTCTGAATATATGGAAAAATTTTCTACATCTAGACTAATTGGCGCTCCTCCAGGATATGTTGGATATGATGAAGGTGGAGAATTAACGGAAAAAGTACGACGTAATCCATATTCGATTGTATTATTTGATGAAGTAGAAAAAGCTCACCCAGATGTTTTAAATTTATTGTTACAAATTTTGGATGATGGTAGAATAACTGACTCAAATGGAAGACTTGTCGATTTTAAGAATACTATAATTATTATGACTTCTAATATAGGTAGTGAACATATATTAGATGGAGAAGATAATAAAGTATTAGATGAATTAAAAAATTATTTCAAACCAGAATTTATAAATCGTATTGATGAAATAGTTTTATTTAACAAATTAAACAAAGAATCTTTAAAACAAATATTAGACAAAATTATATCTGATATCGAAAATAGATTAAAGGATAGTTCTATTAAAATAGAACTCACTAATAATGCGGTTGATAAAATGATCGATGATGGTTATGATATTAATTTCGGAGCTAGACCACTCAAAAGGACTGTTAGTAGAATAATAGAAACTAATTTATCAAAAATGATTATAGCTGGAGATATAAAACCTGGAAATACTGTAATGATAGATTATCAAAATAATGATTATGTATTTAGTATAAAATAAAAAATCTACAAATGTAGATTTTTTATTTTTTGAGTTTTAGAGTATTTTGTGAAACGCTATTGTTTAAACCGTTGGTGTAATATCTATAATCAGTAGTTAGATTTCTATAAATAGGTTTTGTAAGTGATAACCAATGTTGAGGTATTTCACAATATTTTGAAGCAATTCTTTCTAAGAAAATTTCATCACTAATTTCAGTTGCACCATAACTATTTTTTAATAAACTAATGTAATAGATTATACCAATTTCTTTATTTTTGAAAGACATTCCAGCAAGCCCAGCAGGATTATTTTTTGCTAAATAATTATAACTTCCCATATCAGTACCACATTCAGCATAACAAATTGACATAGCAACTTCTTTATTAACTCCAAAAATAGTTGCATATTTTTCAACCATTTCTTCAGCACTAAGTTCTGGAATATATTCATCTCCGTTATCTATTAATTCTTTTGTTAATTTAATATCATTTTCAGAAACACTAGAAATATCATTTTCAGATACTTTTTCTTCTTTACGACATAATCCAGTAAATACTCCATTTATTTGATTTAATGTATTTTCAGAAATACTATAATTATTTGGATTTCTTGATATATCAATAATTGTTTCAATAATTGCTTCTTCCATTGAAGAATATTCAACTTCATCAATACAGTTTAAATTTGACCATGAATGATTACTGAAATTATTTGTTTTATTTGAAATAATATCATACACAATATCAGGGTTTAAATTATAAATTTTAGAATAATCATTAATTAATTGTTTAGCAATAATATTATCTTCTTTGCTTAATTCTTTAACTACTAATTGTTTTGCAGAGGTAACTTCTTTTTTTTCAGTGGATTTAACAGCTTCACAAACAATATTATTTAAATCAAGGTCTGCATCAACATCAATTTCATCATCGCTGATAATAAACTGTTTAATTGCGGCATCAGCATTTGTTGCATTTAAAGATTCTACTACTGTTGATAAACCTATTATGCTAGATAGTAATAATTTCTTTAAGTACAATAAATCTCTTTTTCTTAACATTTTTTTCTTCATATATATTATTCTCCTTTCAAACACAACTTTTTAAGTATACCAAAAATGTAAAAAAGTGTCAAGGGTAAAAAGTAAAAAAATGTAAATCTTTTTTTTAGAAAAATAATATGGTATACTCATATTATAATAGAGGTTGATTAGCATGAATTATTACAACATAAAGTTAGACGAAGTCTTAAAAAAACTCAAAACTACCGATGATGGGCTATCTGATAAAGAAGTAGAAAAAAGATTATCAATGTATGGCGAAAATGTACTAGAAGAACAACAAACTTCTAGTCCTTTAAAAGTGTTTTTCTCTCAATTTAATGATTCAATGATAATCATACTAATAATAGTGGCTATAATAATGTTTGTATATGGTCTTTTATACTCGCATGAATATACTGATACAGTTATTATATTTGTTGTTGTAATGATTAATGCAATAGTTGGTTTTATTCAAGAAGAAAAAGCACAAGTAACTTTAGATTCTTTAAAGAAATATACAACAAGTACTACTACTGTAAAAAGAAGCGGTAGATTGTGTCTTGTTGATAGTAGTAAATTAGTCGTTGGAGATATTATTAGACTAGCAGCAGGTGATAGAGTACCAGCAGATGCAAGAATTATTAAAGCAAATAATTTATATGTTGATGAATCTGCATTGACTGGTGAATCTACTACAGTTGAAAAAGCAGAAATAGTATTAAAAGGCAAATTACAACTTCAAGATCAACAAAACATGATATTTGCATCATCTTCTATAACATCTGGTGAAGTTGAAGCTGTTATTACAGCAACAGGAATGCTTACAGAGATTGGTAAAATAGCTATTTCTTTAAATACTCCATATAAAGTAGAAACGCCACTGGAAAAGAAGACTAAAGAGTTAAGTGCAACTATTACTAAATTAATATTTGTAATTTTAATATTTATATTTTTTTATAGTTTATATATGAAAAATACAATACTTCAAACTATAATGCTTTGTGTATCACTAGCAGTCGCTGCTATTCCTGAGGGACTTCCTGCAGTCATTACAATAACGTTATCTCAAGGAGCAAAAGTTTTATTTGATAAAAAAACCGTAGTAAGGCAAATACAAGCAGTAGAAACTTTAGGTAGTGTAGATGTTATTTGCTCAGATAAAACTGGAACTATTACTCAAAATAAAATGAAAATTGAACAATCATTAATATATGATAATAATATGATTAATTATATTTTTGCGCTTAATAATGAAACTTTAATAGATAAAGATAAGATGATTGGTGATCCAACTGAAATATGCTTATATACTTATATTAAAGAAAAAGGTTTTGATCCAATTAAATTAAGAAAAAAATATAAAAGAATTATATCTGCACCATTTGATTCAGTAAGAAAAATGTCCTCATCAGTTAATAAGATAGATAAAACTACATATATACTTACAAAAGGTTCTTATGAAAATATATTAAAAAAATCTAAATATATTATTAAAAATAATAAAAAAGTATTATTAAAAGAATCTGAAATCAAAAATATAGTTTCAGCTTGTAACTCAATGGAAAAAGATGCTTTAAGAGTAATGGCATATGCTTACAAAGAAACGAAAAAAGATTTAAAAACAGCTAATGAAGTTTTAAAAGAAGAAAAAGATTTTGTCCTTGCTGGTATTTGTGGAATATTTGATCCGCCAAGAGATACAGTTAAAAATAGTGTAAAAAAATGTGATGAGGCTAGAATTAAAACAGTTATGATAACAGGCGATTCTCTTAATACAGCTTGCGCTATAGCGCGTAATGTTGGAATTATAAAAAATGATAGTGAAGGTATTTTAGGGCAAGAATTAGATAATTATAGTGATGAGGAATTAAAAGAAATAGTAAATAAATATCGTGTTTATGCAAGAGTTAGTCCAATTCATAAAGAAAGAATAGTTAAAGCCTTTCAAGCTCAGGGTTTAGTAGTTGCAATGACAGGTGATGGGGTAAATGATGCTCCTGCTATAAAGGATGCTCATGTAGGAATCGGAATGGGTATTACAGGAACAGAAGTTACAAATTCAGTTGCTGACATTGTTCTTTTAGATGATTCATTTTCAACTATTGTAGTTGCAGTAGAGGAAGGAAGAAGAATATTTTCAAATATCAGAAATAATATAGTGTATAGTCTTTCTTCAAATATTGCAGAAATCTTTATAGTACTTATTGGAATGATTATGGGATATAATATACTTCTTCCAATACATATTTTGTTTATTGATTTAGTAACTGATTCTATTCCAAGCATTGCACTTTCCTTTGAAAAAGCAGAATCGGGTATAATGAAGAATCCACCTAGAGGAATAGATAAACCGTTGTTTTCACCATTTATACTATCTTGTATAATTTCATCTGCAATAATAGAAACAGCAATAGCTTTAATAATATATTTTACATCTATAAACTTTGTTACCCCACAAGTTGCTATGACTATAGTTTTGTTTTCTATAGTTGTCCAAGAAAACTTGTATGCGCTTGTTTGCCGAAATCTGAAAAAACCAATCATAGTCCAAGGAATATTTACTAATAAAGCAATGAATTTAGGAATAATTGCTGTTGTATTAGTAGAATTATTATTCTTTGTAACTCCAGTTGGAAAAATAATTGATATTGAAATATTGGAAATTTCACACATTATAGTTTTATTTTTGATAAACTTAATATCATTTGCAATGTATGAAATAATAAAACCAATGTTAACAAAATTATTTAGAGACTAAGGTCTCTTTTTTCTTTACTATTATTTTTTAAATATTTTTGATATAATTAAATAGGTGATGATAGTGACAGAAAAGTTTGCTAGATTAATGGTTAAATTATTTGGCGGTATTGGAGGAGCTTTAATTGGTAAATATATAACTATTTTTATAATAAGTTTAATGCCAATATTAGAACTTCGTGGAGGGCTTATTGCCGCTAAACTTTTAGGATTAGATCCTGTTCCAAGTTTCATAATTTGCTTTATTGGTAATATTCTTCCTATACCATTAATATTGTGGTTAATTGAACCTATATTTAAATTTTTAAGAAGATGGAAAGCGTTTGATAAATTTATAACTTGGTGCGAGAAAAAAGCTCATTCTAAAAAAGAACAAATAGAAAATTTGAAATATGTCGGACTATTTCTGTTTGTTGGGATACCACTTCCTGGAACAGGTGCATGGACTGGTTGTTTAATAGCATCACTTCTTGGAATGGATAAGAAAAAATCAATGATTGCTGCGATACTTGGAGTAGTACTTGCAGGAATTATAATGATGATATTTAGTTATGGATTATTAGGGTTGGTGATTTAGTATGACTACAGTATTTCTAGTATCAAATAATTGTTTTTTAAATGATAAAATGGTTTATGCTGATTATATTGATTATGATATGAAAAGAAAATATAGACCACTTACAAGTACTGGTGAAAAAAATGCAATTACAATTGCTAAGAAAAAAAGTATTTCTAATATTGGAGTTGTTTATTCATCTAGTTTTTTTTCTAGTATAGATACTGCTAAATATTTTATTGAAAATAAAGAATTAGATATGATAATTGATAGAAGATTGGATGATAGAAGAGTAGGTAATCTTACTGATAGTACTTTAAATTTAAGGAATTTACAAGAACATGATTTCTCTTATAAACTATCTGGTGGCGAATCGCTAAATGATGTAAAAAAGAGAATGACTAATTGTTTGAAAGAAATTCTTAATAAAAATGAAGGTGAGAATATTTTAATATATACTCATAATATTCCAATTACAGTATTATTATCAGTGTGGTGTGAAAAAGGTTTTAACTTTGAAGAAAAGTTGATATTAAATTATGATGATAAAGTAATACTAGATGGTTCTTATGCTGAAAAAACAATAGTCAAATTAGAATTTGAAGGCCAAAACTTACAAGATATAGAAAGAATAGGATAACTATTCTTTTTTGATTTACATGTATTTATAATTTAGTACTTGACAAAACCAAGTAGTTGTTATAAACTAAATGCTAAGAAAGAGGTGACATGTAT